CCGCCAACGCCAAGTCGATCCTGTTCGGCGACTTCCGCGAGGGCTTCGTCGTCCGCCGCGTTCGGGACGTGCAGCTCCTGCGCCTCTCCGAGCGGTTCGCCGACTTCCTCCAGGTCGGGTTCCTGGCGTTCAACCGCGCCGACTCTAAGCAGCAGAACGCCCAGGCGTACCGGGCGTACCAGAACTCCGCGACCTGATCCCGCCCGAGCCGAAGGAGATACACGAGATGGCCGAGAAGGAGACCGCCGCTGCGGTCAACAAGGTGGACGCCAGTGGCGCCCACGACCGCGTGGCGATGCTGTCGCTGCGCGCGGACGGCACCCCGGACCAGACGTCCCCCGAGATCATCGGGGACAAGGAGGCCGCCCTCGAGGCCGCCAAGGTCCAGTTCGCCCAGCAGGCCGTGTCCGCGGTCGACGAGGTGAAGCGCCCGGAGCTCGACCTCGGGGGCGCCGTGGCTGGCGAGGTGGCGGAAGACCCGTCGATCGCCGAGCTGAAGAAGGCCCACGACTCTGCCGCGAAGGCTGCCGAGTCGAAGGCCGAGAGCGTCGTCGGCAGCCTTCACCAGGGCTGACGTGCCGCTGATTCGTCTGCTTACCAGCGTCGCCGGGGACGGTCCTGTCTTCGGCGACGCTGGTGACGAACTCCGGGTCGACGGCCCCACGGCGAAGGTGTGGGCGGACGGCGAGCGGGCCGAACTGGTCCGCGATGCACCGCACGAGCGGGCGGTGACCGGTCCCGTCGAGACGACTGAGCGCAACCGCCGAGTCACTCGCAAGAACTGAGGAGGTTCCGTGTCCCTGCCCACGCTCACGGACCTTCGTGCCGGCACGAACATCACGACGTCGGCGGACGACGACGAGCTTCAGGACCACCTGGACGCTGCGATCGACGTCGTCAGCGGCATCGTCGGGCCGATCGACTCGCCCGCCTCGGTGACGGAGACGCACTACAACGTGTGTTCTGACGTCCTGGTGCTGCGTCGGATGCCGGTGGGGTCGCTCGTCTCGGTGTCGTCCCGCTACGGCGCCGTGACGACCCCGCTGACGCTGTCGGATTACGAGCTGGACACCGGTACGGGTCTGCTGCGTTTGGCGTCCGGTGGCCGGTTTTACGGCACGTACACGGTCACCTACACGTCGGGACGGGATGATCTGCCGGCGGCGATCCGGCTGGCCGTACTGATCATCGCTGAGCACCTGTTCGAGGTGCAGCGCCGCCCGGGGTTCACCACCGATGCGCCCGCCGGTTTCGGTGGCGCTGACGGCATCCCGGACGCGACGAACACGGGCGGCACCGGCTACGCGATCCCCAGCCGCGCACAGGAGCTGTTGCAGCCCTACATGCGCCCGGTGATCGCATGACCGTCCTGTTCGGCGTCACTGCCGCTGCGGTGGATGCGCTGCGGGACACGATCCGCGCCGCGCTGCCGATGCCGGACGAGGCGAACGGTGTGGCCGTGTTCGACGGCCCCGCCCCGGAACGCGCCTATGCACCCCGGGCAGTCACGATCGCCGCGGCGTTCCAGGACGACCAGGACGCCGTGGAGGTCACCCGCACCGAGTCTGGCGCTGGTCCGACCGTGACGGAGATGCTGACGGTCGCCGGGTCGGTGTATGCGGGTGGCGGCAACGTGGACGTGGACGGCTACCGCGACGAGGCCGGCGCGATCCTGACCGCGATCGAGGACGCCCTACGGGCCGACCGGACGCTGGGTGACGTGGTGGCGCTGGCCCGGTTGGCGTCGGCGCAGTGGTTGCAGGGTCGGGACTCGAAGGGCACGGGCGTGTCGATCGGGTTCACGATCGAACTGGTGTCGCTGGCATGACGTCTCCTGTGTACGAGTTCCAGAAGTTGCAGCGAGACCTCTACCGAATGGGCCCGGCGAGCCGGCGACGCCTGGCTAAGACTTTTCGGGATGCGGGCGACCCGATGCTTGTCAGTGCTCGCGCTCGCGCCTACTGGTCCTCCCGGATTCCGGGGGCTATTTCGGTGACGGCGACCGTTGGCACCAATGACCGCATTGGCGTTCAGTTGCGGATCTCGGCCGCCAAGGCTCCCCATGCACGCTCCTATGAGGGCATCGAGGGAAACGCGACGTTCCGTCACCCAGTCTTCGGTCATATCGACCGCAGGTGGCCCACCGAGAACACCCGCCCATATGGGTGGCCCGCTGTGCGGGTCGCCGCCGGCCGTATCCAGCCGGCGATTGAAGCCGCTTTCGCAGACGCCGCACGCGAGTGCGGTTTCCACTGACCCCAAGGAGACACCCCGTGGCCCTGATGCGTGCCAAGCACAACGTCCTGGACGTCGTCGCCGAGGTTCCCGACAACGACTACTACCGTGACAAGGGCTGGGAGAAGGTGTCCGACGACACCCCGACCTATGACGAGGCCGCCCGCAACGAGGAGGCCGACGCCTTCCGTGCCCGCGTGGAGTTCGACCCGTCGGCGCACACCGCCGATGAGGTGGTCGAGCACATCGCGGCCGCCCCGGAGGCTGAGGCTGCGCGCGTACTCGAGGCCGAGAAGTCGGGCAAGGCCCGCAAGTCGGTCGTTGCGTCCGAGTAGTCAGTGGATGGCGTTGTAGAGCTGCGCCAGCACGTAGATCCCCGCCAGAACGGTCAACACGATCGCCAGCCCATACATGAGCGCGGTGTGCTTGGCGATGCGGGCCAGGTACCCGGTCTGCGCGGTCTCCTGCTCGTGGATCTGGTGCAGCCAGTCGAGTTGTTCCTGCTGCGCCTGCTCTGACCGGTCCGTGTAGCTCACGGTCCGCATGGTCCGGTACCTGGCCCCCGCTGTCTAGCCAGCCACACACAGTCTCGGCACCGCCTCCGGTGGCGCCGCGCTTCACCCTGCCCGCAACCACTCACCGGAGGACCCGGCCATGCCCGCAACTGTTATCCCCCAGTCTCAGCGTTTCTTCCAGCCCGGCGTTGTCGGCATCCTGTGGCTGCCGGCCATCGTCGCCACGAACGGCATCCCGACGACCGCCGAAGTCACCGCCGGCACGGACCTGACTCGTGAGGTCGATGACTGGTCTGGCTGGACCGTGTCGACGGCGTTCCTCGAGACGAAGGACGCCTCCACGGTGCTGCGCCCGCAGCTCGCCGGGGCCGTCACCTTCGAGGGCTCCTCGCTCACGTTCAACGGTTCGAAGAACGGCACGGACGCCCGCACCGTGTTCACCCGCGGCGTGTCCGGCTTCATCATCATCGGTGACGCGGGTGTGGCGACCGGCAAGAAGGCCGACGTGTACCCGGTGACGGTCGGCGCGGTGGCGAAGCTCCGCAACCTGGACTCCACGAACTTCAAGATCCGCGTCGACTTCGGCATCACCAACGTGCCGTTCGAAGACATCACGATGCCGTGACGTCGCTGCGGGAACGCATCGAGGCCAAGGCCCGCAGGACGACGACGCTGCCGATTCTGGTGGGCGACGCGACGAGTTCCACGGCTGCCGTCACCGAGGCGCTGCGACAGTTGCAGAACCACCAGGCGACGAAGCCCGAGGAGCCTGACGAGGCGTACGCGGCCGAGGAGCAGCGGCTGACGGGTGCCGTTCAGGACGCCGTAAAGGCGCAGCAGGAGATGGTTGTTCACGTCCAGCTCCAGGCGCTTCCGGCTGATGAGTGGGAAGCCGTGTTCGGCGGCGTGGAGCCTGACGAGAACGGAGAGTTGGCCCTGGACGAGTTCCGGGCGGCCCTCCTCGCCGCGTGCTGCGTCGACGAAGACCTGCGCGACGAGGACTGGTGGGCGCGGCAGCTCACCGGCCCGCAGTGGACAAAGGGCGAGAAGGGCGCCGCCGATCGGATCCTGCTCGACCTGAACCTGACCGCCCCCGCGGGGCCTCCGGGAAAAGGCTGAGGCGCGACCAGCTACACGCCGACCGAATGGCGTACTGCGGGCCGCGCGGCATCGAACTAGCCGCTTTCCTCCGCTGGTCGGAATCCTCACAGCGGGCCGCTCTGGACTGGATGAGGTTCGAGGGTCGGCGCTGCAAGAACTGTGGCACGCATCCCGACGAGTGGGCCGATGACCGGTTCGCCTACCACGCGCATTTGGCGCAGTGCAAGGGCTGCCAGCGGCAGCAGGGCCTTTCTGAGGCGAGCAGATCAAGCAATGAGCGCGGTGTCTTCGCCGTGATGGCGCACGGCTCCGCCGCTGTCTGCCCGCAGTGCCAACCGGACGACGACGACTGAGGGGGTTCGCTGAATGGCGCTCTCCCGCGACATCGTCATCCGCCTCCTAGGTGACGCCAAGAGTGCCATCGCGGCGCAGAAGGCCGCCGCTGACGCCGCCGAGGTGCCGATTGCTGCCTACAAGAAGGCAGAGCGGGAATATGCCAAGCAGCAGGCTGCCGAAAGTGCCGCGCTCGCAGCTCGCAAGCAGGCCATGCAGGAGGCCAGCCAGAGCGCCATGATCCTCGGCGGGGCGATGTTGGCCGCGTTCGGGATCGCCGCGAAGGCTGCGATGGACTTCGACAAGTCCATGTCGGCAGTCGGCGCGGCGACGATGGCGAACGCCGAGCAGATGGGCCAGCTTCGGCAGGCCGCTCTCGACGCGGGCGCGGCCACCATGTATTCGGCGACGGAAGCGGCGGACGCTGAGACTGAACTCGCCAAGGCGGGTCTGAACACGGCCGACATTCTCGGCGGCGCGCTGACGGGTGCTCTCGACCTTGCTGCCGCTGGTCAGCTCGGAGTTGCCGACGCCGCCGGGATCGCCGCGACGACGCTCAAGCAGTTCCAGTTGTCCGGCAGTCAGACGTCCCACGTGGCGGACCTGCTGGCCGCTGGCGCTGGCAAGGCCCTCGGTTCGGTGCAGGATCTGTCCGAGGGCCTCAAGTACGTCGGTCCGGTCGCGCACGGCATGGGCGTCTCCATCGAGGAGACGACTGGCGCGCTGGCCCTGTTTGCGTCGAAGGGCATCCTCGGCGAGCAGGCGGGCACGTCGCTTCGGGGCGTCATCTCCTCGCTGTCGTCCCCCTCGGTGGAGGCGACGAAGACCCTGGACTCCCTGGGCATCTCCGTCTTCGACGCGCAGGGCAAGTTCAAGGGGCTCGGCGGGATCGCCGGCGAACTCCGCAGCTCCATGTCGAACCTGACCCAAGAGGAACGCTCGCAGGCGCTCGGCCGGATCTTCGGTAATGCCCAGTTGACCGCCGCGCAGGTGCTGTACGACGCGGGCGCTGATGGCGTCAGGAAGTGGACCGACGCGGTCAACGACTCCGGGTACGCGCAGGAGCAGGCGGCGCGGCTGACGGACAACCTGGCCGGGGACATCGAACGCCTCGGCGGGTCGATCTCCACGGTGCTGATCGACGGCGGGTCGAAGGCGACCGGCGTTCTGCGGTTCCTGGTTCAGGCCGCGACCGACGGTGTCAACTCGATCGGCAGCCTGCCCGGCCCGTTGCAGGCGGTCGGCGTCGGTCTGACCGGTGTCGTCGGTGCGGGCACCCTGTTGCTGGGGGCGCTGGGCACGATCATCCCCCGCATCCAGGAGGCGCGGTCCGCGCTGGAGGGCCTCGGCCCCGCGGGCGTCAAGGCCAACGCCGCTCTCGGCGCCATCGGCAAGGTCGGCGGTGTCGCCGCAGCGTCGATGGTGGGGATCACCCTGCTGTCCGACGCCTACGACGCGCTGAACCCGCCGACCGAGATCGCCGTCGCCGATACGACCGAGCTGACCAACAAGCTCGAGGAGTTGGCCGGCTCCTCGCTGTCCACGGCGAAGGCGATGCGAGAGACGGGCCTCGATGAGCTGATCAAGCAGCTCCAGATGACCAAGGACAACACGTACAACACGATCACGTCGCTGGGTGACCTCGGCAAGGCTGCGTCGATGACCAACTACGGGTTCGCCGTGATCGAGGATCAGGCGCAGCACGCCAACGACGCCTTCAACCAGGCGACGCAGTCGATCAAGGACACTGACTCTGCGCTCGCTGGCATGGTCAACGGCGGCAGCGCCGAGGCGGCTGCGGCTGCGGCGATGCGCCTCTACGACGCGTGGACGAAGACGGGCGGCACTGCGGACGAGTTCAAGGATAAGTTTCCGGACACCGTTGCCGCGATGGAGGCATACTCCGCGACCAGTCAGACGGTTGTTTCGCAGACCGGTGAGCTTACCACCGGCCTCGGCGAGGCCGCGTCGGCCGCCGACATCCTGAAGACCGCGCTCGACGTCCTGAACGGCGCGCAGATCAACCAGGTCGCGGCGAACATTGCCTGGACGCAGACGCTCGCCGACCTCAAGATCGCCGCGGATGGTGGCTCGAACAGCCTGGACCTGAACACCAAGGCGGGCGCGGACAACGCGGCCCAGTTCGTGGATGCAGCGAAGAAGGCCAGCGACTTCTCGCAGGCCGTCGCCGACACGCAGGGCCTCGAGGCGGGCCGCGCAGCGCTCAACGGCTTCCGGGACGCACTGGTCGACCAGGCTGTCAAGGCGGGCTTCTCGCGGGATCAGGTGCTCGCCCTCATCAACCAGATCCTTCAGGTTCCTAAGGACACCCCCACGGCGGTCACCCTGCACGACGGGGCGACGCCCGGCATCGAGGCCGTCAATGCGTGGCTGGACCGGATTAACGGCAAGACCGCCAGCACTACCGTCACCAACAACGTGATCACGGTGTTCAAGCAGCTCGGCGCTCCCTACAAGGAAACCGGCTCGGGCGGCAATCCGATCGGCCTGCCTCCGATCCCCCCGAGGGCTGGTGGTGGTCCCGTCTGGGCGGGTCAGACGTTCCTCGTCGGCGAAGAAGGACCAGAGCTCGTGCAGTTCGGGGCCTCCGGGTTCGTCACGCCGCACGACATGACGAAGCGCGCGATGGCTACCGGCTCGGGCATCCCGGTGGGCGTCGGGATGCAGTCCGGCGGGTCGCCCGTCATCGACTATGACCGGCTCGCTTCGGCGGTGTCCGGCGGCACCAAGGGCGGCAGCGTGAGCATCGGAACCATCGTCACGCAGCGGAACGAGACCGGCCCCGAGCTCGCCGAGCACCTGTCGTTCCTGGCGCGGACGTCGTGACCGACACGGCGATCACCTGGCGGGGCCTGACCATCGGCGGCGGCGGGAACTATCACGTCGAGGAGTTGACCGGCTGGGATGACCTGCCGGACATCACCTCCTATGACCAGCCGCAGGCCCGTGGGCACGGTGATCACACCGGGGACCAGTTCGCCCGGTCTCGCATCGTCACCGCGTCCGGGACCATCGCCTCCCCTGCTGCCCGGGATGCGCTGGCGCTGGCTCTCAGCGCGGCCTCGCCGGTTACGTCGGCTCTCGACGACCTGACGGTGCAGACGTTCGGCCGGGTGCTGACCTCGAGCGCGCGGGTGATCCGCCGGTCGCTGCCGGTGAACGTCGACTACGCGGCTGGCGTGGTGCCCTTCGCCCTCCAGTGGAAGTGCCCGGACCCGCTGCGGTACGGGCCGGCGCAGACGGCGGGCCCGATCGGTTTGCCCACTCCGGGCGGCGGCCTGGCCTACCCGCTGGCCTATCCGCTGGACTACGGCACCGCAGGCACGTTGGGCATGGCGTCGCTGACAAACGTGGGCACCGCAGACACGTCGGTGCTGTTCACG